TTCACTACTGAGCAGCGGAGACAGGATCTCCCTTGCACCCCTCCACGGTTAGGGATGCCTACGCATATCAACCCAGCTTGTCTCGCGGGTGCGCACCCCGATGATCAACTGCCGAGCAAAACTGCTCGCGCAGAATCTGAGCGCATCCATCCCAACAGCACGATCGCCCGTACCGGGCTGGTTCAGGTCCAAACCACGGTTCACCCAGGTGAGCTGTCGAAAATGTACCCCAATGATCCCCCGGCGCGCGACCGCGCATCAAGCTACCGCGCATGCTTAAATGCAGCCATTCTTCACCACTACGGCCTTGCAGCAAATCCTACTTACCGCAAACCAGCGGCGACTTATTTGGAAACGCTGTACAAGTGGCTGATGAAGATTGAGAAGTGCCTTACTGGAGGTACCGCGGGTTGGGACGTCACACTCCGCGACCATTTGCACCCCACAGGACCGAGCACGTACAACGCAGCCACCCTTGACGATCTGCACGAAGTTCTGTCGTCCAACGCTGCGCTAGCGGATGCCAGCATCCGCGAATGCACGGTCCACCACAACGCATTTGGTCCGGGGGGAGTCACGAAGGTGACTCCCATAGACACAAAGAGCACTTTCCGCAAGTTCGCGGAAGATTTCAAAGTACCAGGCTTACCTGATGGTTACGTACCCAAGCAGGGTGGTGACCACCCGTATGCAGCGGCCGCCCGCCACCTAGGCATTACGCACCTGAGAAAAGAAATCGGCAGGAACTTCACCCAGTACGACCCGTCTATATCAACAGCAGCACGGGATCACAAGGTCAAAGGTTCCCGCCCCCTCCATTCAGCAAAGGATTTAGGTCATTCACGCGCTTCCGCCGACAGACTTGAACCAGGGGATGTCGTGACTATCATTGACACCGACGTTTACCTTACGAGCCTCGAGGAGTACGAGGGCCACCCGATAGCTATCGTCACACCAGTGTACGAAAAGCTAGCCGGGCAGCTTGTTGACGCCTTTTACTGCTACAACAGTGACTGTTCAGTAACTGAAGTAGTAGGTGATGCTCACGGGGCCAAATACAAGAAACAATACCCGTTTGACTTCACACGCAACGATGAGATTTGCATTGAAAACAGGTCGAAGACCCGATTCACTATATACCACGTCGTTGTTCACATGCAACCACAAACGCACAAGCAATATGTGTTTTTGTGTCCCATGCAAACTGTGGTCCTTCCTTTCGCTCTAGTCAATCAAATGACCGAGTGGACCAAGGGCCACAGGTTTGTAGTGCAACCATTGGCGAAAGCTGACAATGTCACTCTAGTCAAAGGAAAGCCAGGGTCACAGGACTTTTTAGTCATGATGACCGGCACTACGCGTCTCCCGATAGTTTCCATCAAGTATGCTGATTCTTTTGGGCCAGACACAAGTATTGAGATCAGAGCTGACGTGTACTACATGCTGCAGTCCATAAGTGGCAAGTCAGCACGTGGTATGCCTCTCAGCGAACTTCATTCTCTTCTCAAAGTCCACATGCCTGTGGAGCACGGCAAGTTCCCCCAGTCCCCCAACACGGTAGTGTTGGGTGATTACTTCAAGACAATTGCGGAGCCTGTCTTACTCCCCAACATTCTCTACGTTTCCAAGCAAGCACATCTCTCCCCTGGCCACACCGATCCCGGTGGCAATGCCGTGGTCACTGCCCCCATTTTAACCGGGGACAAGTTTGGAGTCCCAGTGTCATCACCAGCTGCATTGGAAGCATACGCGGAGAAACGCATGTTAAAATTTGCCAACACCAAATCACCCAATCCTGAACAAGCTGCCGTCCACGCTAAACTCATGCGCAACTTTTTCCATTGTATGGAGCTGACTGGCCTAAGGCCTGCGTCTATCGCTCTAGTGGGAAAGGATGAGATTATTGCAGGGCGGGTCAAACCCCTTCAAGTGGCTCGCCACGAGAAATGGGGGAAGCTCGGAGAAGGGATTGCGGACGAAACAGCGCGCGTCAGCATCAAGGCTGAAGTGTGCAAGGTGAGTGACGCCCCCCGCGGTGTCACGAGCCTAGGTTATCCACTATCCATCGCATCGGCACAACTTGGCAAGGCCCTTTCTGCGATGTGCTCCGGGTGTCCCTGGTATGATCCAGGCAAAACACCAACTGCCATTGCCCAGTCCGTACAGTCCTGCGCCGTCGTCGGCGCACGGGCGTATGATGACGGCGCTGTTTCCGGCTGCGTGACATCCGCAGTACGAGCGTCTGATTTTAAACGTATGGACGAGAGCCACAGTAAGTTTACCAACGGGATCGTTCGCAGCATGATCGAACGCTACATGATCCCTGAGGACCTAGAAGAAGCACTAGAAACGTACGATGCCCTGTTCTGCATGGATATCAAGATTGGGAAGGAGCTTTACGATTCCGGCTGGAAAAACAGCAGCGGATCCGGCATCACCACCCAACTTAACACCATCGTGGCCGCTGTCCGCGAGTACGTAACCACGTGTTACGCTGCTCTCGTGGCGGTAAACCCCGGTACTACTGACATCAACTTGTTAAAAGTCACACCTTCAAGTATCGAGAAGGCCATGAACAAGATCAAGCTTGGGAATCTGGACAACGGTGCGCGTTCTGAAGAGCAAGCCCGAGTCTATTTCTACAATCATATTGGGCCCTGCTACGGCGATGACGGCGCCGCGCCTAGCATCCCCAAGATACCTGACGCGGCATGGCAAATCGCCTGCGATTTTATGTCAGAGGTCTACGGCATGCAGGTTGAAGTAGAGTTCATTGGTCTTGACCAACCCATTGAGTACCTCAGCCGCGTGTACCCCAACCCAAAAGGTAGCTTAGCATCATATTGTTTGGTGCGTAAGGCACTCAACAAACTGTCCATTTCGCGCACAGACAATGAAGCGAAGTTCACAGCAAAGTTGAGGGGGTACGCGACCACAGACTTACGAACGCCCATCGTCGGCGCATATCTTCGCACAGTTGCACGAATCAACAAGATCGACTTGCAACCTTACTCGTGCGACGCCCAAGATGAGATGGAGCGATTGTATGTCCACGACCGCGATATGTATTATCGCGTCGCCAACGGCCCATTTCCGTGGGACGAAGGAGCATCGGCTGAGATGTTTGACGCTGTCCGCAAAGAGTTCGGGTTCACCGGCACCGAGCTCCGAGCATACGTCAAAGCTATCGAGAAGGCACAAACCTGGGGCGAGCTCGAAGAGCTTCAGCTACCGCGTGTCGGCGAAGCCAAGGAGGATCCCCCCAACATCCTCCGCATGGCTTCACACAGGCCGCCGCGTCCAGGCCAGCCTGGCTGCGAGCTTGAATCACCCAATGAGGTGTTCGACGACGAAAACCCACTTTCCGAGGCTGACGCTGCCTCCCGCTACGAATCTTTCGTAGAGACGAGCAGCTCCCCGACGTTCAAGTGGTTCGAACACCCCCCTGCGTGAGGCACTCGCGGTCTCCTAGTTCACCCCGCCCCCCCCGGCGGAAAAGCGTGACGGGTTAGCAACCCGGAATCATACTATAGGTGTAAGAGCTTGCCGGCTCGAATTTGATCCTGACTAACAGTTTCGGTCGAATAATAGCTTTCATTACTACACAATGGCGGATTATGCTAACATGCCTGCTGCCGATATCGTGCGTCTTGTGCGTGGAAAAGATCCCATGCACGGACTTTGCGAATCGCGGCAAATCTCGCACGAGGCGCGTGACTGGCTCAAATTAGCAGTTGACCCCTTTCATGACCTGCAGCTTGACAATCTCAAAGGATATCCTGATTTGTCTACCGAGCCGTCGGTCGTCGTTAAGGTCCGCCAAGCCATTGAGATTTCAGCGCCATCTACCCTTGCCCCCAACACCAACTGGGATTGCCACATCGTGACGTCTCCCATTGATTGGGCTAAGCCAAATGGCTTGGGTGATGGGGCTCTACCCCCCCTAAACGGGTACAACAAAATGGCCCGATCTCTGCCACAGGGGACTACCGCCGCACCGGCTTTCGGTGCTGGCGTTTACACCCTTGGTACATCAGGCGACGTTGACCAGACCGCAAGGTTGGACGGGTTGCTCATTAACTCCGTCCCTGCCGGCGGCGCTTTAGGCGCAGACAATACTTACACACCTCTGCACTGTCCCAACACTGAGACAGGGGGTTACCAACTTCAGAACATCAACCTTGACAAGTACCTGGATTTTGACAAAACTGACCTCGGAGTCTATCGCCTTATTTACTCCGGGTTCGAAGTCGTCAACACCACAGCCCAAATCTCTAAGCAGGGCGCGGTGACCGTCTACGAGTACGGCCAATCTTATGAACCAGCGGCCGCACGCACCGGAGACGATACAGATGCTAATCAGGTCCCTGTGAATTATTTTCGCTCACCCCCGAACACCATTGCGGAGGCGAAGATCATGCCCGGTGCTCACACCTGGGCAGCACAGGAAGGCGCATATTGCGTGGCTAAGTTCCAGACTGAAAACCCTTTTCAGTCCGCCACCCAGCGCAATTACATTATTAACCAGAACGCCGAAGTTGGCGAGGAGAATTCGGGTTATGGCTTGTCCACGACCGAATATACCCAAGGCAGCTTCGCGTCGTTCGGGCTCGACCCGAGAAACTACCCCCATACTCCGGCATCTCACTTGTCCCGGATGAATACCACGGGCGCTTATTTCACGGGTCTTTCCCCTGAGACCACCCTCTTTGTTACCTGGCGCGTTGGGATTGAACGCCTGCCCGCAGCGAACAAGCCTACCTTCCTGGCTTTGGCTTCGCCCAGTGCGGTGTACGACCCCAACGCCCTCGTGCTGTACAATTTGATTTGCCAGAACATGCCTCCGGGTGTTCCCCAAGGCTACAATGATGCTGGCAAATGGTTTCAAATGATAGCTAGCGTGGCACGACGCGTCATTCCAAAGGCGTTTCCCCTAGTGGGCGCCGCTCAAGCTATCTTGTCCTCGCTGGGTCACGTCAACACCGCTAAGGCTGTTGGCGCCATTGGCGAGGCCGCACTCGGTGCGGCACAGCGTGCTAACGCACGCAATGCCGCAGCACAGAAACTTCAAAAGGCCGCTCGCAACCGTAATGGTACTAACGGCCAGAAGAAAGCTGTCCAGAATTTTGGTGCCCCCGGCGCCAAAGCGAAGGGAGTGCAGTCATTTTCGCAAATGGCTTGAATAAGCCATTAAGCACGGCTCAGGCCTGCTTTCCTCTTAACCAACCATCCTCACGCGGCAACGTGTCATGGTAGGGCGCATTTAGGGGCTGCGTCCGCCCCAAACTTGACGAGAGGTCCTCGTCGCACGCATTACATGCGTGTTCCTAGTGGTTCAATTCCACGTGCCGGTTGCACGGAAAGTTTGTAGAACATTACTGTTTCAC